GCGAAATGGAGGAGTGTAGTCGAGGGGACGGTGGTTCAAAACCATCCGGCAGTTCAAATTTCAATATGTTCTTTAAAATACACGCGTCCTGCCACTAAGAGAAACATGTGGCTCCATCTTAATAGTGTACATAAACGGTGGATGGCCGGTGAAAATCCGGCGGGAGGCATACCATTATGAGAGTTGCAACTCTCAGGGATTGTTGTAGAAAGAGAAGAAAACGTATCTTCTCGTGGTGCTACACTCTACCAGCGGTACAAACCGGCTACAAGTCGGGAGTCAGTTCTGGAGACGTAATGTCGGTTCGAATCCGATCAATCCCACAATGTAAGATAAAAGCAAGCCCACCGTGTTGGAATAACGTTTAGGAATCATGGGGGTCCCAAAGGGGATTGATAACGTTGTTTCATCTTACACTACTCGGATTCTTCTAGTCAGGTTAGTCACGCAAGTGCAGGAAACTGGGCTTTCAACCCAGCAACAGGGGTTCGAATCCCCTATCCGAGACAGTGAACTTTTGTGCCATTAGCACCTAAGCGCGAGGTACGCGCTCCCTAACTCAGGGTTACGCAGTTGGTCGTTTGAAAGAGTTGACCTTAAAACGTAAACTTTATCATGTCGGATGCGGCGGACGATGTGTTGTAGCCGCGTAGGTCCCCGAACCTATAAGGGTTGCTCCAGGGAATAAGGGAGAGAATTAACCGGTTTTATTCTCTCCCTTTTATTTTACAAAACTTTTAGTGTTAAGTGATATATAAAACAACAAATAAACAAAAATAAATTAATTAACACTATGAAAAAAGTTCTTTTAATGATTGCAGTTATTGCAGTTCTTGCACTTAGTGCATGTGGAAACAGAAAAGCACCTGCAACAGAAGTTCCTGCAGTAGATACAACTTTAGTTGAAGTTGTTGATACAGTTGCTGTTGACACTGTAGCAGTTCAGTAAAGCTGTAAATCCTCGAAAGAGGATTTTTATTTGGCTTGGTAGACCAATCGGCAGAGTCATCCGTCTCAAAAGCGGACAAGTGTGGGTTCGAATCCCACCCGAGCTACGAGAATTCATATAAGTTGAAATATATAAAATAAACACTATCAACATAAATTATATGAATTACTTATGAAAAAGTTTATTTTAATCATCATTCTATTTTTAGTGTTTTCATGCGTTAGAGAAAAACCTATTACAACAAGGTACATAGACTACACGAATCGAGATACAGTAACTATACCTTTAATTGACACAAAAACTGATACAGTTATAGTTTCAACCGATAATTATATTTGGAGAGTTGAAATTCATAAAAAAATACGTGCAATAGACGAAGACACAGTTTAAAAAATAAATTCATGAGCTGGAATTATAGAATAGGAACACGAATATATTCTTATGAAATTGGCGAAGATATACCTGACGCGCGTCTATTTTCAATAATTGAAGTTTATTATGATAAAGATGGAATTCCTCAAGGGCATGCAAATGCAAGCGTTAAAGATTGGGATTCTTATGAGGATTTGATAGGAACACACAATCTTATGGCTCAGGCTTTTCAGAAGCCTATACTTGATTTAGATAATTGGCCAAACGAATGGAAAGAATAAAAATGAAAAAACCTTACATGACTCAGGAAGAATATCTCAATCGAGATCATTCAGGTGAATATAGAGCATCTAAGTGGTGTTTCTTTATTTGTGGAATAGGATTAATTGTCTTAATTATAAAAGTGTTGATATGATACCAAAATGTCCTAAATGTGGAGAAGAAGAAAATCTTCATTACAATTTAGATTGGAGTAAAAATCCGCCTCCAGTTATGAACATATTATGTAATGAATGCGGAGAATTTTTTGATACTGATGATAAAAGACACTATGTAATTAAACCAGATATTGAAGGAAAGACAACATTTATAACTGGAAGTTTTGGTAATGAAATTTATGTAGAAGATTCTAAAGAAGGAGGATTTACTGCTTATTTTGAGGATTTTCCAAATATTCTTGCTGAAGGAGAAACCAAAGAAGAAGCGCGAAAAAATCTTTGGTCAGCAGCGCATGATGTTCTAAAGTATCTTATGCAGAAATGAATATATATTTTTTAGATAGTTTATTTTAAAAATAACACATTATGAAGTAGATTCACTCAAAACTTACCGTTATTACTCGTAGAGATTTATCTCCGGGCTATCAGGCCGTTCAGGCCGCTCACGCTGCAATCGAATTTCAACATGAACATCCAGAAATCGCAAAAGAATGGAATACTAATTCTAAGTATCTCGTATTCTTAACTGTTGAAAATGAAGAAGCGCTTAAAATTCTTTTAGAAAAAATTCAAATCCGAGATATTAAGTACAGCACGTTTTTTGAACCCGATATCGGGAATCAATTAACTGCGATCGCTCTTGAGCCTGGATAGGTTTCTCAGAAACTTGTATCAAATTTGCCTTTAGCACTCAAAGAATATTCTTTAACAAAAATTTAACACTTATATTTTCATATGTCAACAAAAATGATTAATTTTATATAAAACATAAATATCGTATTATGACAAAATTATCTTTTAAAACAAGACTGATAATATTAGCAATATCTGCAATCATTTTTCTTCCGGTCGCAGCAATTCTTTCGCTTGTTTGGCCAACAGATTATTCATTTTTTGCAGCATACTTATGGCTTAATGCAGGCGGAGCTGTATATCAGGTTATTGCCGCTATATTCTCACATTTTCGTTTTAAAAAATTACAAATAAAATGAAATACGTTGAAGGAGATTTGATAGATTTAGCTAAAAAAGGCGAGTTTGATGTCATTACACACGGTTGTAATTGCTTTTGCACTATGGGAGCCGGCATTGCCGTAGAAATGGCAAAGAATTTTGAATGTGATAAATTTCCGATGGAAGACCCGCAATACAAGGGAGATATAAACAAGCTGGGGACTATTGACTATAAACGTCAAATGATAATTCCAGTTATGCAAAAAATTCGTATACTTGATGTAGAAATAGAAAGCCCTAATTTTGGTGGTCATCCGCTTATTGTAATCAATTCCTATACACAATACCGCTATGGAAAAAATCATCCAGATGGAACGTATTCTCCAGTTGATTATGATGCTATTAAACTTTGTATGAGAAAAATTAATCATCAATTTCCTGGAAAACGAATAGGTCTACCTTTAATTGGCGCTGGATTGGCGGGAGGCGATTGGAGTATAATTGAAAAGATAATTGAAAAAGAACTAAAAGATATGGACATAACCATTGTTAAACTTAAAAAATAATTAAAATTATGAAAATAATATCACATACAGATATTATGATAAAATTAGTCAAAGAAGGACGTAAAAAAGGATTAAATTTGCATAAACTTTCATTTACGCATGGCAATGATGCTATAATGATATATCTTAAATCGTTATTTAATTAATATAATTTTAAAATTATGAAACACTAGGTACCCAACTCACGACCCCCGTAACAAATGTCTTTTATTTAATGGACAGATTTTTAAATTTGTCCAATATGTTATTAAATTATTAAATTTTTAAACAAAAATAAAAGACAATTATTATGGAAACAACAGTAGAAAAAGCGATGATCATCGCCCTTAAAAACGATATCAAAAAAGCAGTAGAAGAACAGAAGTATCTTAAAAAAGTCAGAAAAGAAGCTAAGCTTACCTATGATCAATCGAATGCTAGACCAATTTGGACTCCTATGCATCCAAGCATTGCTCAGTCTAAAGCATATTTTAATGGAAGAACGTTAAGAATAAAATATGCCGCTTATGGCTTAATGAGAGGAAAAACGTTTTCTCAGATTGAAAATCATTATCCTGAAGAAAATCATCCTCTTAATCATCAATTTAAAAATGAGATTGCAAAAATAAAGGAAAAATATTTTATGACAGTAATGGAAGCCGTAGAAAAATAAAATCTGGGGGTGAAACTCCCCCAATTGGCTTTGTAGTTCAATGGCTAGAACACCGGTCTCTAAAACCGCGGATGAGGGTTCGATTCCCTCCATCGCCACCAAAACTTTTTTATATTTTGATATATAAATATTAAGAATAGTATATGCGGGGGAGTGAAACGGAGGTGGCGTAATAATTAGAAAACTCTAGTGAAAGGCCGAATCATCGAGGGCTCATAACCCACGGATACAGGGTTCGACTCCCTGACCCGCTACTGTGAAACTTTATGCCACTTTTCATGAATATATAGAATAAAATCTATATCATGAGAAGAGCACAAAGAAGAAAGTATCATTTTTTTTATAAAACTACTTGTCTAATAACAAATCGATATTATTATGGAATGCATTCCACAGATAATTTAAATGATGGCTATATAGGAAGTGGCAAAAGATTATGGTATTCAATAAACAAATATGGAAAAGAAAATCATATTTGCGAAAAATTAGAGTTCTTTGAAACAAGGGAAGAATTGAGAAAAAAAGAAGCTGAAATTGTAAATGAAGATTTGATTAAAGATCCTTTATGTATGAATTTACAACTTGGGGGTGGCGGGGGATTTATTAATGAAGAACATGCAAAAAAATTTCATACTGCTGGAGGAAGTAAAGTTTTTCAACTGTTAAATAAAAGACACGTCGATAAAATTAAAAATGATATTGAATACAAAAGAAAATGTTCAGAATCGAAAAGCAAATCTCAGCAAAAAGAAAAAAATGTTTTTTATGGAAAACACCATTCAGAAAAAAGTAAAAAACAAATGGGCGAAAAAATATCTTTAAAACAAAAGGGCGAGTTTAATTCTCAATATGGAACTTGTTGGATAACGAATGGAAAAGAAAACAAAAAAACTAAAAAGAATCATACACTTCCATCTGGTTGGAAAATAGGAAGAGTGTTATAAGGTTTCTCATTTTTCCATAAAAAATGAGTGGTTGGATTCAGTTTCCTATTTTTCTAAAAAAGTAGGTGGCAGGTGCTTATAAGCGCCTACTTTGTCCGTTGGTGTAATGGTAACACGTCGCCCTTTGGAGGCGAAATTTAAAGTTCGAATCTTTAACGGACAACTATGAAGAACTATAAAATAGAAAAGTTATTGGCAGGCGAAACAATTATTTCTCGAGAACCTGGAAACTCAATGACTCCTCTATTACAATCACGACAGCCTGTTGAGATTATTCCTGCAACGTGGGAAGAAGTTGAAGAAGGCGATATTGTATATTGTAAAGTTCGTGGAAAATATTATACACATTTGGTTAAAGCTAAAAATGAAAAACGTGGCGTACAAATAGGAAATAATCACGGATATATTAATGGCTGGACAAAAAATGTGTATGGTAAAATTAGTAAAATATTACCAATAGATTATGTTAATTAAAAATTATGAGTATGCAGGCTTCTTAATAGAAATTCATCAACACCCTATTTATAGCGATTATGAATTTGTTGTAAAAACAGTTGATGCAAAAGAAGTTAAAGGAACTAGTGCAGTGCCTTATATGTATGAAGATGATGCTCATATTGCAGCGCAAAATATGATTAAAGAATTATAATTATGAAAGAAGTGAATGAAAACAATTTTGAAGAAGTTGTATTAAAAAGCGATAAGCCTGTAATAGTTGATTTATATGCGCCTTGGTGTGGTCCTTGTCGCATGGTAACTCCTATTTTAGAAGAACTTTCTAATGAATACACAGAAACTGCAGAAATAGTAAAATGTAATGTGGATGAAAATCCTAATATTGCAATGAAATATAATGTTCGTAGTATTCCTACTGTACTTTATTTTAAAAATGGCCAAGTTGAAAACTTAACTGTAGGCGCAATTTCAAAACAATCGTATAAAGAAAATATTAATCTTTTATTATCATGAACAAACAAGAGAAACAAAGGAAACAAGAAATTCTTAAAAAAGTAGAAAAATTTCTTGATGCTAGCTACCGGCAGATTTTAATTCGAGATGACCAAGTTTATGCTTCTGGCGGTATAATTGATTTGTCAGAAGAGCAAATCGAAGAAGCAGCAGCAGTTAATTTCGACAAATAAAAAAGAGGCTTAAAGCCTCTTTTTTTATATAACCTTGTATTAATTTATTTTAGAATTTTGTTCCGCAATGAGGGCAGAACTTGTGTGAAGATTTTTTACGCTTTGCTCCGCATCCTGTACAATATACAACTAAATCTGACGCTTCAAGATTTTTTTGAGAATTAGGAAGAATTTTCCATTCAGTTTTCCACGAATAATATGAATTGAATTCTGTTGAGTCTTGAGAAAAATATTGGTCCGAATGAGCGCCTTGTTCTACTCTCCCTGTTTCAATTTCATTTTTAGCTGAAACTGATTGCAAATTATTTGAGTAGAATATATTTGCATCTTTCATATTTCCGATATTAATACTATCAGCAGAAGTATATGTTGAATATACTACATCTCCTGTATAATAAGAAGGCTCTCGATATTTAGGCCCAGTTATTTCCGTTCCTTTCCAATAAGGAGTGTGAATTATTGTATAATTTGAAGTCCAAACCGTAGGTTTCTTTTCTTCATAGAATTCAACTTCAACTAAACCATTTTTTTCAATAGCATGTCTTGTATTTGAATCATTTCCGTCTACCGTATACGTATCAAATAAAAACTTACGAGCATTATCAAGATACCTTTCAAGATATACACGCTCGCCCGGGCGTAATACAATACCAGAAGTACTGATATACGTACCATTTAATTTAATTTTTGCTAAAACTTTTGATTGTGTAGGATTAAAAAGTTCTATTTCAAACTCATCTCCTGAATTTAAATAAATGTTATTGCTGTACTGCTTTACTCGTTGTTTACTCTTAGTAACAAATGCTGTCGGTGCAGACACCGTTTGATAATGAATGCTTTGTTTCATATTCCTTACTTTTATTTTTATATTTGGAAATTTGTTTGTTGGTATTTCTCCAACTCAAGCGCTAATATAAACGCCAAATGTCCAAGCACAAGGTTATATAATTTATATATCATATACATTAAAAGATTCATGAAATTTATAGCATTTTTTTATATTTTATTATTCTCTATTAGCATTTTTGGACAAGGAAGTGTTACCGATATCGATGGCAACACATATAAAACTGTTAAAATAGGAGAACAGGAATGGATGGCCGAGAATTTGAAAACTACTCATTATCATGATGGTCAACCTATTTTAACGTGGAAAGATTCATTACAATGGGTACAGTTTGCATCAGTACAAGCTGCATATTGTTGGTATAAAAATGATTCAATTACATATAAACCTAAATATGGCGCATTATATAATTATCATGCAGCGCAAGATAATCGATTATGTCCAATAGGCTGGAGAGTTCCTTCACAACAAGATTTTTATCAATTAATACGACTTTTAGATCCACAAGCAAATATTGTTCATTATGCTATTACCGAAACTGCAGGAAAACTATTAAAAGAAGAGGGACATAATAATTGGCCTATATATGAAAATGTTGTCGGATCAAATACCACCGGATTTTCAGCAATAGGTGCAGGATGTCGAGGATATATGGGATGGTATAATTCTGCACCATATTTTGGATATTATTGGGGTACAGATGGTTGGACAATCGCAATGCGATATGCAACAGATAGAATTTTTATGAGAAATGGAATTGGGCAAGAAGTAGCCGTCTCTGTCAGATGTGTTAAAGGGTATAGCTTACCAGTTTATAGTCAACTTTTTAACAAAAATTTAACAAAATAGAAGTATCAACTATTAATTTTTTTGTTATATTTACATTCTATTATTCAATATACGGAATGCGTATATTTTAACAAAACCTTAACATTATGTAACAAAACAAAAGTTTTTTAACTTTATATATAAATTATAATAATTTGTGGCGAGAAGACGAGTTACTTCGATAATCTACCAAGCATGGACTACAAAAGCACTCACTTCAATTTTCCCAAATTTGATATTTTAACTTCTAATACGAAGCATAAGCATTTATCAAATGTCCTGGGAAACACTTTTCAGGACATTTTCATTTTAATAAAAATAATTCTTTGAGCAATGTCGCTCAATAGTAAAAAAGGAGGTCAATTATGGCACGTTACAATGAAAAGAGAATCAACAACCCAGAAGTACAGAAGACTGTAACTCATCAGGGAGGCACTGGCCTTACTCAGAAGGCAGAACATGAACTTATCGGAATTCTTTCAACAGGTTTGGATAACACTTACTACGAAAAGGAAAACGAACGTACGCAGCGTTTGCACGAAGTTATTAAGCGTGTAGCCGAAAAGAATCCTGTATTCGCAGCTAAGGCTCTTATATATGCACGTACAGTTTTTGGACAGCGTTCAGTAACTCATGTGGGTGCTGTAGATATGCTTCCATTCCTTGCTGGTACTGAACTCGGTAAGAGATTTTACTCAAAGCGTGAACGTAACGCTAATAAGGGAGGTATTGTCTATCGTCTTGATGATATGGCAGAAATACTTGCTGTATATCAGGCTAAGAATGGAGTAAATGCTCCAATTCCAAATGCTATCAAGAAGGGCTTCAAGGATGCAATTGAACATGCAGATACTTACACGCTTGCTAAGTACCAAATGAAGTCAAGAGGCGTTTCATTAGTTGACATCGTTAACCTTGTTCACCCAACTGAAACAAAGATACAGGGCACCGTAACTGTTTCTGAAGATGAATACCAAAAGGCTATTAAGGGAACAAAATTTTCTATTGGTCACAAGGATTATAAGCCAGAATACGCAAATATTGCAGTTCATAATGAAGCTGGCGCAATTATTCCTGCACTTCACGCTCTTGTTCTTGGAATTCTTAAGCAGTTCAATACTGTAGAAGACAAGAACACTGAAGCTGGTAAGGTTGTTGCAGAAAAGGTTAAGAAGGGCGAAATCACTGCTGAACACGCAAAGGTTGAGCTTAACGAAGCTAAGACTGATAACTTCAAAGAACTTATCGAAAGTAAGAAAATCGGTTATCTTGCACTTATTCGTAACTTAAGAAACATTCTTAAGACCAACGATACTGCATTACTTGACAAGGCCTGCGAACTTCTTGTTCAGAAGGATTTTATTCGTAAGTCACTTGTATGGCCACATCAGATTGATTTAGCATTAGAAATAATGTTACTTGAATTCTCGGGCCAAGCAATGGCAAAGGTTACTAAGGCTCTTAACGAAGCTTATGAGCTTTCAATTCCTAACCTTGAACACTTACTTCCAGAAGGAAAGACAGCTGTTGTATTCGATACCTCGGGTTCAATGCATGGCACATACGGACAGATTCATATTGATAATAAGACCGTTATCAATAAGGCTCCAATCGAAAAAGCTGCTCTTATAGCTGCTACTTTTGCAAAGGGCATATATGGAGACGTATATCAGTTTGCATCATGGGCAAAGCAAATAACAGGTTGGAATCCAAACGATTCTGTAAATACACTTAAGAAGAATTTTATGTCTCACATGGGCGAATGCGATCATGGAACAGACTTTGGTTCATGCTTCAAGTTGTTTGAACAGACTAATAAGAGATATGATAGAGTAATCATTATATCTGATGAACAGGATGGATATAATCGAGTTGAAAGTAATTTTAACTCATATTGCCAGAAGTTCGGAACT